CAAGAAACCCTGTGACAAGCGCGACCACTGCAGTGATTGGTAGAGCAATACGTTTAATAAAATTGAGTAATCTTGTTCCAAACAATTTAACTGTGGCGCCAAAAGCAACGAACTTAGCAATAATGCCGTCAAAAAGAAATCCCGCGTCATCAGCCTCTTTCTTTCCTGGTGCTTCACTGGTCTTTCCTGTGACACTCCCTTTGTCATCGGGATCCAATCCCTTTAACGCCGTTAGAGCTTGGTTTTTCATAAACTCTTCGAAATTGTTATTGAGCATCGCAATACTAGAGGCAATGACCTCTAATATCTTAATTTGATCGCGAAGCAAAGAGCTCTGTATGCCCTTACCTCTCGTCGCTTTTCGGTCTTCAGCGCCCTCTTCATTTATAGATTGAAGGCGGTTTGTGACCTGCTCCATAAAACTAATATTCTCTGGCACTGTTGTGTTTCCTTCGTTCGTTTTCTTCTTTAATTTTATTGATTAACATATTTACGTATACTTCCCTCTCCCACGGTATCATATTATCTAATTCTTCAAGCGTAAACCTATCTTGGTATATCAACTCAAAGTTTAATCTATAATGATTTACCAAGCTATCATGCGAGAGGCATATTAAAAAAAACTTTGCAGACCCTCTATTTTTTGTGAATTTAATTTTTCGCAAGCAGAACATTTAAACTTAACTGTATGTTCTAGTTTCGGCATAGTATCCATAAATTTCATTATAGATTGAAATTGTTCTGACGTCATCTGTTCTAAGAAATCTATAACTTCTTCTTTTGAAACTTCTGATATGTCAATTCTTTCTTCGTTGTGCTGGATAGCTTTAATACATTCTGCAGCGAGGGTGAATCCAGTTTCTGTCGATTTAATGTTTTCAAAATCATATTCTAATAAATTGACAAAGGGGGGATATCTTAACTCAACAGAGATGTCTGAAGTTAATTTTGCGATATTATCAACTTTTGGCATTTTTATTTCTAACTTGTCTAGGTCTATCGTCACTTCATTTTTTCTTTCACACTCAGAACAAGGAAGTAAAATCTTTGATGTTTCGCCAGAAGATTTTGCTCGAATCTTGGTGAACATATATTCAACATCAAATGTCGTCAGATTATTTCTATCGATAGATTCTTCACAACAGGCTTCGATCGTATCTGCAATCGCGCCCATGGTCGCAGCAGCGTCTTTGGTTTCAGCAGCCATCATTAATATTTTTTCTTCTTTCACCAAATATGGTCGAAACCTAACTCTTTTCTGAGAAGAAGGTATCTTCATTGAATATTTCGGTGAATCATTTAATTTAGGTAACGCCATAATAATCTCCAGTGATAAATTTAACTTCCCAATCCAAATTTGTCTAACACGCCTGACACAACTCCAAGCAGCGAATCAATTTCGTTAGGAGCGGTTGATGTTGATTTCCAATCTTTGTAGGTAAAGTTTACATTAAGCTCTAGAACCTGATCGGTATCATCATCCATTAATTCAATTGCGGTGATCGAAGTTGGGTAAGCGTCAATCAACGTACATTCATAAACAACCGCGTCTTCAGTCAGTTTATTAAAGTCAAGCTCTCCTGTTGCGAGGTTCAAAGGTCCAATTGAAGGCAGTCGACTGAGCAGGTTGCTTGGTAAAGAAGACTTAACTTCAAATATTTGTTGGTTCAAAAAAGAAAATCCAAACGATTTTTTTAACAACGAGATAGTAATGTTCTGCGCATAGTCTCTGTAGTAGCCAACCTCATAACTGTTGTGATCTACAATCTGCCCTTGCCAAAAATCGAAATAATCTTTTACATAAGGGTTGTTGAGCATTCGAAATGTCATTGTTATGTCTTGAGTCGCAAACCCGTTTACAATCTGAGCAGTGGTTAAGCCAATTTGTCGAGCAGTCACATTTAACTGCCGCGCTGGCAACTGAACATTTTTACAGAGCAAATTTAAATTTTTAACTGAAGCTCTTGGATCAATTGCTGGTAGTTTTACTTTGAACAGATTTCCCCGAGCAAAACCCTTTCCCTCTGACACAGCACTTTTAATATCTTCAACACTGTATGGCATTAGAGCATCTTCCTTGAATCTGAATAAATTTTATTTTTCGAAGCGCCTTCCCATTGGGCTGTTGGTAAAAATACAGCAATTTCATACTCTGGTGCACTTACCTTTGCGAACTGACTCCTTACCTGCGAGTTCAAGTAATGTTTAAAACACGGCGCAAAATATCTCATCTTTGAGGCTCTTTTGAGCATATTATATGATAGATTGAACTTTGTTGACTCATCATATTTTGAATTGTTGGTTACATCGAGTAATGCGTCCAAGAATTTGGCCCTCAAAGCAGGAGGCAAGTAATGTAAGTTCAAGCCATAGAACCCGCCTGCAGCTGGTCCGGCGACAATTGTCAAAGGAAATTTGTCATAGTAAGGTAATGTTTCTTTATGTTTCGCTTCATAAAAATACATATACATGTGCCCGACAATTTCACTGCCTGTTTTCTTAATAGGGTCTTCGTTCATTAGGGCCTTTCTATCAACTCTTCGAAGGTTTGCTGCTTTCTTTTGAAACCAAGACCTAGACTCCCGAGTGCGAGGAGTTATACCTGAACGAAACGCTTGTAATTCTAGTTTTTGAAATAAGTTCGACATAAGACTTATTTATGCGGTTTTATTGTGCGTTCTCCAATTACTTGGATCTAATTTATATTCTGGAGAGAGAAAATCGATAAGTTTCTGCACATTGTCTTCTTCTATATCAAAACGAAGGAAGTTGCTTTTTCCTTTAAAGAACCTTTCGACATTTGAATGATGGGATCTATAATCGATTCTCCAACGCTCGAGAGCCTCCTCCTTCGTCTCGCAATCTGTCCACATGATATATCGGTCAAGGAAAGACCCGTGGTTTACTCTACTTCGTATCCAATTGCTCAATGGTCTTGTATTCAAAACATAATACGCGTCGGGATAATCGTTATAAATTGATTTAAACCATTTGTTGGCTTCTACAAACTTACCGTCTCGAAGAAAACAAAGGTCGCTGTAAGCGTCTCCTGTGTCAGCTTCTCCGAGAACATGTTGACCCGCTAGAGCATTTCTTTCTATTATTTTTGCAATCGATCCCCAGTGTGTAATCGATTGATGCCAGCTGATATAACCAGAAGCTGAAATGAGCCGATGCAAAGAGGTTGTACCCGTTTTATTAAAACCAATGAAAAAAATTTTTTTCATTTTTTCTTTTTCCTCGAATACTTTGGCAGAGGTTTTATTTTTTTAAACGGTTTTGGTAAGATGCCCATCAGCCTAAGCTCTATCTCTGTCCAAATCTCAAAACTCCAGTTCCTTTCGCGACAATATGTAGCAGCAGCTTCCCACTTGTTCTGGTTCTTAACATAAGTAAACCCTTCAGTAATGTACTTCTTTGTTCGGGTTGGCCCTTTGGGGGGTAGAGTTTCTTTTTGGGGTTTGACTTCGATAAGAGAGGTTTGACCGCTCTTCCACGTCACAACAAAGTCAGGAAAGTATCGATGATATTTTTTGTCTGCCTCATATAAGTAAGGAATGACGATTTCTTCGCTTGACCATTCTATAATATCAGAGCTGTTGTCGAAGAATTGCATGCAATGTTTCTCCCAACCGCTTCGATAAAACACGTTGAGAGAATCTCCCTTATATTTCTTGGGGTTTTTTACTTTATATTTTCCGCTGTAAGTCTTCATAGAATCACTATAAATAGTTCCATAGTATTTATTTGGATTTTAAAATGTCGCAAGAAACTGCTGAGGTACAAAACCCAGACGCGGAAACAAAGAAACAAGGAGAGACTACTGAAGTAGTCATTAAGACTCCTCAGAAATATCGTTTCCCTTTGCGCGATCAAGATGACTATAAAGGAAAGGTAACATTTAAAGTAGTTGAAGTCGAAGGAATCACACCCGCTCTTTTTAAGTCTCTTGAAAACTTTGATACCTCTGATATAATCGATAGGTTTACTAGTCTTTTCTCTTCAGAAGAAGAAACACCAACAAAAGAAGAAGCCAAAGAAGGTCAAGACGCTTTAGAAGGCAAAAATAGTACAACTCAATCATACGAAAATGTACAAGCACAAAAAACTTATGGTGATGTTGTAACATTATATCTGCCCTCATCGTTTGCAATTCGAGACGCTGTTACCTACGATAATGTCAACCTTGGAATGATTGGTGGAGCAGTCGAAGCAGTGGGTCAAGCAGGAGGTTCGATTGCACAAGGCGTCGGAGCTGCAGCCAAAGGCGGAGTTGAGAGTTTTATTGATGCATTTCGTGGCGGAGCAGGAGCAGACGCAGCAAGCGTGGCGATTTCCAAAGTTGCATCAATGGGTGGTACTGGTGTCGGCGGAGCAGTACAGTCTTTAACTAGAACAACAATAAACCCAAACACACGATCTATTTTTCAAAGTGTACCAATGAGAGAGTTTCCTTTTACCTTTCGACTCATTGCTTCATCTCCTCAAGAAGCAGAAGAAATAAAGAAAATTGTTAAAACATTTCGAAGAGAATTATATCCAGGAACTATTTCTGCACCACTTCCTGGAGATTTAGGTGTAACAATTCCAATTGGGTATAGAATGCCAAACCTTTTTGAAATTAAAATGACCTATGACAACAAGCCAATTTTTACTGGCATACAGGATGCATATCTAAGAGATGTTTTGGTTTCATATAATCAAAATGGTTCAGCTTTCCACAATGTACAGGGTAAGGTAGCTCCAGTTGAGGTTGAGATTACATTGTCGTTTATCGAAGCAAAAACAATGACAAGAGAACTTATTGAGGAAGGATTTTAATGGCTTATTTCAAGAACTTCCCATTAATTAAATATAAATTTGGGAACAATGAAGAAAGCGTTTTTTACAAAGACGCGAGTGTTTATGTTGATCTGATTGATCAAATCTCAGACAACATTTCCTATTACACCAACTTCACGATAGTTGATGGTGAAAGACCCGACACGCTGTCATATAAATTGTATGGTACTTCTGACTACTATTGGACTTTCTTTTTACTGAACGAAGGATTAAGAGAGTCTGGCTGGCCTTTATCTCAAGGAAAGGTTTATGAATTTGTTGAAGAAGTATATCCAAATTATGCTATTCAGTTAGACGGTGCGGGATCTTTAAACGCAGGCGGAATCATCAAAAATTATCTTGCTTCTGATACAGTGCTCGCACAAACGTTTCCTGCAGGAGCTAATGTTTTGTTGACCGATATTTCTGCTAATATAGCAAATGCGAAAATTGTTAGTAAAAATTTAGATATCGGTCAAATAATTTTTCGTTTTATTAGTGGAGACGAAACAGTTATGACTAACATCGATGAAATTACATACAGTGATGGCGTTGATATTTTTTCAGCAGGGGTGTCGTACGGTACCAATTTTTTTAACAATGTTGTTGAATATAATTCTCCTGCCTATTACACAAACTCATCAGGAGTCAGAACTGATATTGATCCTTATGATATTGCAACATCAACAGGACCACTCATTCCAGTTACATATCAAGAGAAACTTGTCGATTTTAACGATGAATTGAAAATAATCAAAATAATTAAACAAGACGCAATTTATAATATTGTAAATGAATTTAACCGATTGGTGAAAGGATAAATGGCAGACGCGCCAAACAATCAGAAGTTCATTCTTTCCGAAGCAATTATATCTTCAGATAGATTTGGTGAAGGAGAAGAGATTGAATGTGCTCGTCTTATATACGAGTTGACCCTTTTTGAATCTTTAAATTCTCCTTATCTTTCTGGTATGGTCGCTTTGGTTGATGATAAAGGTTTATTTGGATCAATTAATTTTTCTGGAACAGAAAGAATTACGATTAGAATTCAACCAACTTCTGGTAATGAAACATTTATCGATAAAACTTTTATCATGACTAAGATGGCAGAAACCGTTCGAGGTTCGAACGACGCAGATGTTATACTGTTCAATCTTTTAGAACCGCATGCATATTTTAATTCTCTACGCACATTGTCGCGAGCATATACAGGCTCTATTGAAACAATTGTTTCTCAGATATTAAACGGCGAGCTCAAGAAAAATGTCGACCTTTCATACTTAACAAAACAGACCACAGCGCAAGGTGTTCGCAAATTTATTGTTCCTTATATCACTCCGCTCGACGCCTGTCAGATGTTAATTGATCGAGCAACAACATCAAATGGATCACCGACGTTCTTATATGCTTCTGCGTATGATGACAACATCCGTATGGGCGACCTTGATAAAATGCTACAAAGGCCAGCCTTTAATGAAGAATCGCCTTTTGTATATTCACAAGCAAAGAGTAACGCTTCGAACCCTACTGATGAGTTTACTAAAGCGACAACAGTAAAAGAATATGTACGTAAAGATCAAGAAGACACTCTAGAACAAATTATAGCGGGAGGCGTTGGCGCGTTCTACACAAATACTGACGTTGGTACAGGTATATCGTTTCGATCTCATGTATCAATCAAGAACAATATAGAAACATTAAAAAATTCTGGTGTTCTTAAAAAAGACGCTCCACAAGTCGTGTTTGATGATTCATTGAAATATCTTGACAAAACTGCTGACGAATATAACGCACAGTTTTTTCATCAGGTTAATTCTTCTCTGACATATAATCAAATTAAAAGTTATCATGATGCAGCTTCTGGAGAAGATTTTCTACTTAAAATTAAAAAACATCAAATAGAACAAGCTTTATATAAGAACGTTGTTAAATTTACAATTCCAGGAACTGCTTTTTTTATGGCCAAAGCGACTGTTGGTGACATTTGCAAGTTTAGAGTATTAAAAAACATATCTCAGAATAAAGAAAATTCATCCGATTTGTTTGATGAAAAAGGATCTGGCAATTTTTTGATCCATTCATTACGTCATACATTTAAACAAACAGATCATAATGTTTCGATGGAAGTTTGTCGATTAAATCGAAACAAGGCATTATAATGGATAATTCAATACCACGACAATATTATGGCGACGATATACGTTGGTTTATTGGCGTTGTGGTCAACGCAACGCCACCACCAACTTTGCAAGGTAGGGTTAAGGTTAGAATACATGGTATACATAATCCATCAACAGGCGAGATACAAGAAAGTGATTTACCATGGGCGCAGGTTTTAATACCAACAACAGAAGGAGGAATCTCTGGTATAGGAGCCGTTCCAGGGATACTTCCTGGCGCTTCTGTGTTTGGTTATTTTTTAGACGGTTTTTCTTCTCAACTGCCTATCATTCTCGGATCATTTCCTCGAATAGAATTTCCAAATGCAGTACAACAGCGAGTAAATTCTGCAAATCAAAGTGAAAGTGAATTGAAATATAATCAAGAAAGAAGACAAAACTTCATCGAAGAAGAATTTGTCGACGACCAAGAACGAGAAGCAGACGCGTCTCAGAGAAGAAGCCAAAGTATTAAATTCTTTATAGACAACGGGTACAATCCTATACATGCAGCTGGAATTACGGGTGTGTTAGAAGCACAATCAGGGTTTGTTATATATGAAGAGAATTCTTCTTCTGATCGCCAAGGAATATTGCAATGGTCTCAGAGTGAAGGGAATCGGTTTAAAAATCTTGTTGATTTTGCAAAGAACTATCAAACGGTAAAAAGTTGGAAAACTTATTCAATTCAATTACAATATGTATTATATGAATTGCGTAACACGCAGAATAGAGCTAACGTTAAACTTTTACAAACAACTTCGATCGAAACAGCTGTGATTGCAATTGCTAAGTATTACAGTAGAAACTCTACCAATATTGACGACGCGGTAAAGTTTGCAGAGAGAGCGTATGATGGAGCATTAGAATGACAGCAAATAAAGAAGAAGTCAAAGGGCAAATAAAAAGCCTTAAAAATAAAATCAGTTATGATGCTGTCAACGAACAAGCGAATAAAGCGGCAACTCAAAAACAAAACGCGGTCCAAACTGCAGTTGGTAATAAAGTTGGTGAAGTTAAAGGCGGCGTCCAGAGTATCAGTGCAAAAGCGGAAAGCATTTCTGATAAACTCAACAATACAACCGTTGAGGGCTTAATCACAGATGGCGTGACTTCAATTAAGGGATCTATAGACGATACACTTTCTGCAGCCACTAATGTGCTATCTTCTACTTTTGGGACTAAATTAGAACTACAGTGGACAGATCCAGATGAAGACGGTAATGTAAGAGTAAGATCTTCTTCTTTGGTCGCAGACACAAACTCAACTCTGTCATCTCTCATTACATTAATTTCCGGACTTGGAGCAGGTAAAACAGACCTTTCTGGCTTTGCTCAAGAAGTCGTTACTAATGCTTCGCCAGAGGGTCTTGTCAGCTCTCTTGATAATATTAAAGGGACAGTCGCAGGATTTCCTGATTTAGCGACAGTCAACGCACTCTCTCAAAAAGCGAACGATACCGTATCACAAATAACAGCAAAAATAAACACGGCCACTGAATTTGTTGATGCGCCAAATATAAACTCTGGAGACTCTGCCGGAACTGAAGCATACTCAGTAATTGCTGCAGCAAAAGGAGAATCTCTAGGAGATATTCTATTAGATTCAGCAAACCCAAACATAACAATTGTTACAATGCAACAGACCTATAATGAATTTGATTCTGAGACTGGTCGATCTGTAACTGACGCACAAGTTTTGGTAGATAAAGCAATTTCTATAGATGATATTGCGCTTCAAAATGATTTAGCTGGCCTTAAAGATAATACAGTAGAAGGCTCTACAGTTTTTTCTGATGTACAAACTGTAAAATCTGAAACTTCATTAATCGGTCAAAAAGGTTTAGATTATATTTCTGACGCAGAAAAAACTATTTCAAATTCATCAAACGGTTTAATACAAGGATTTGTGTCCAATCTTAATCAGGAAGCTCAAAATATTAAAAAAGATTATCCTGAATTAACAGATAATGAGGCTGAAAAAGTTGTTGAGCTTTCTCAAGGAAGTAAAGAAGACCAAGATAAAGCAACTGATATTATTCGAGGTAAAACAAAACAGCCTCCAAACGCAATTCGAGCGAGATTGTTAAAGGTAAATACAACGATTGCTGGAACAGTTGTAGTTGATAATGAAAAATCATCATTTAAAAACCCGTTTGATTTTGAACGAAATGATTGGAACAACGGTTTAAACAATCCGAAATTTTCTTATGTAAATACAGTCGAAGAGTTAGAAGCTGAACTTAGAAAATCTACAAGAGAAATAACAGAAGTTGTGGTACATTGGACAGAAACGTTTACTAATAAAAACATTGGGGCTGAAGAAATTAATTCTATCCATCTCGGACTTGGTATGAAAGGAATAGGGTATCATTATGTTATTCGCAGAGATGGCTCAATTCAAAGAGGTCGGCCGCTTTCAACGCAAGGCGATCATTCTTCTGCTAACGATCATGATAAATTTTCTATCGGGTTAGTTTTTGTAGGCGGTTTTAATTGTTCGTCTGGAACACCTAATCCGGAAACATTCTTATCTTCACAATCATTAACTCGAGCACAGATGACTTCTTTTGAGCAGTTCTGTCGAGCGTTCTATAAGAGATATCCTGGAGGACAAATTCTAGGTCATAATGATATTGATCCAAAAGAATTAGATCCAGGTTTTGATGTTATTGATTATTGTAAAGATGTTTTTGGTAAAGAATCTGTGTTTACCGATCCTGCTTCTCAGGGTCCATTTAACCCGAGTGATCTAATTAAACAAAGGGCGGTATTATGACAACTCGAGTAGATAACCTTCAAAAACGCGCCGAAAAGTTTGGACAAGCTAGAGAAATAACTGAAGGCGTACCAAGAGAAGGTTTCGGCGACGCAACTGGAGAATATTCAAAGCGCGATTACTTCTACGGTAACTCAATTAACAAAGCAGCCAAAGGCGAGCAAATTAACAGTCTATTTGCTGGAGGCGGTGATTATGGTGTTTCTACAGAACTACAAGACCAAAAACCTTCTGAGTATCCTCACAACAAAGTATCAGAAACAACTTCTGGGCATATCTGGGAAATAGACGACACTCCTGGTGGAGAGCGAGTTTTACTCAAACATCGTTCTGGAGCAGGCGTAGAACTTCGCGCNGATGGTTCTGTTCTGTTTTCAACCGTTAACAAGAAAGTNGAGGTCACAGGAGGCGATCATACAGTCATAGTCGAAGGTGAAGGAAACCTTGTCTATAAAGGGAACTTGAATGTTCGTGTTACTGGCGACTATAATTTATCAGTAGACGGTAACATTAATGTTACCACTGCAGGAAACAAGAAAGAAGAAATTAACGGCAATCACATTAAGACTGTTGATCAGAATCAAAACTATGTTGTTAAAGGTTCAAGGAACTCGCAAGTCGTTGCGACTAACACAGAAACGATACTCGGAAATAATAACATACTAGTTAAGGGTGAACAAAAAAATCTTATTGAAGGTCCAGCAAAGATATTTGCCAGCGAAATAAAACAAACAGCAAGTGGTGAGTGGGCTGTCTCTTCAAGCATTGCCAACCTTACCGCTATCGATATCTCGATGATTGGATTAAAAGGAACCATTGGTGGCCAGCTAGTTGATCATTATGGTAAGATGTTTGGTGGACCGCCTACAGGTCTAGGCAACGGCGGCACAACTTTCTATGGAACTCTTATCGGTAAAGCACAAGAAGCCATCACCGCAGATTTTGCTAACATGGCTGGATATGCAAGAAGAGCAAGAACAGCAAGAGCTGAAGCAGGCTCTGCAGACGGCGCGCGTTCTGTTGGGGTTCGTGGATATTTTCCTACCTTTCAGCCGTTTGTTCCAATACCTCCAACAACTGTTATGCCCAATGCGGCAATTATTCTGCCATGGTTGACGAAATCTGATTATGCAATTCGGGGCGTTAAGGTTGACACTACAATTGATGATCCAAATTCATTACTTTCTAAACTTCTTAAAACAGACGACTACGATGATTTTTTTAATCGCGATCCAACTATACATGAAATCAGATCTAAGTTAAGGTCTAAAAGCGCTTTTAATAATACAAAATTTACAGGAAATTTAGTTGCAGCAGGATTACTTAATTCTGAATTCGCCAATGTCATCCCTAAGAAAAGTGGTAGAGCAGAAAAGAAAGCGCCTTCTCTACGGTTCGGCAACACAGTGATAGGCAATAATCCAGCAGAAACATTAAGCAAAAGGTTTAGGCCATAAAATATGATTATTTTACCAGACCCAGTATACAACCCTAACTTTCTTTCGTCTATCACGTCTTCGACAAAACTTGGTCCAGGAGTTACTCTTGCTAAGTTCCTTGGTGCTCCAGGTTCTCGATTACAGTTCGAACGCATCTCTGGCGACAGAAATCAAATTGCAAGAAATCTTTATCTACAGACAGAGATAATAAGAGCAACAACTGATAACCTGCAATTTAATGATCATAGATTAATTGTTGCCGAAGGATTGTATGTTCCATCCTTTAATGAGGCTGTGACCGAAGAAGATATAAACAATGATAAGAAAACAGGCAGAGCAGTCGTTTATCAACTAATAGGTAAGAATGGCGAAATTGATCATGAAAAAACCTTTGATCTTGCAGTTTATTGGAAAGATTACACTAGCTACGACAAATTGATTTTGGACTATGATACATTCGACCCTTCTGGTAAGCTCTCAAGTCAGATTATTGTAGTTGTACCTTCTTGCCCAGAATCGTTTGATATCAGTCCTCGAGGAGAAGTTGAGACCGTTTTCAACCAGAAACTTATGAGCAAAAACGAATTGGTTGAATTTGGTATATAAATAACTTCCATGGCAAAAGTATTATCAACAGAAGATCAAGACCTTTCGGGTAAAAGTATTCGAACTGTAAGGAATAGAACTTATTCCGACGTCGATCTTTCTTTTGTAAAAAATACGACTACTAATGACATTTTTAAAAAAACTGATGCTGCTGCAGTAAAACAGGCTGTTATGAATTTGGTGCAAACAGGTAGATTTGAAAAGCCGTTTCGACCATCGTTCGGCGCTAATATTGCAAACCAATTATTTGAATTATCAGAAGACGAGACTGCATCAAATTTACAAGATCAAATAAAGACTTCGATACAAAGGTTTGAGCCGAGAGCAAAAATTCGGAATTTAATCGTTAATACTAATAACGACCGAAACTCAATATCGGTTTTTTTAGAATTTCAAATATTGAATACCTCAGAAATTGTATCATTTGAAACATCACTATCAAGGTTGAGATAAATGGCAACTACAATACAATCAACAAGTTTAGATTTTCAGGCGATCAAAGATAATCTCAAAAGGTTTTATCAACAAGGCGGCGAATTTACTGATTATAATTTTGAAGCGTCTGGTCTTTCTAATATACTTGATGTGCTTGCATATAACACTCATTACAATGGATTAACAGCTAATTTTGCTCTTAACGAATCATTTCTCACGACTGCTCAACTACGTTCTTCGGTTGTGGGGCTTGCAACTGCGATAGGATATACTCCAGGTTCAAGATCAGGGGCGTTTGCTCTAGTTAATTTGTCGTTTAATAAAACAAGCGGTGCCTCACAATATTCAATGCCAGCAGGATTTACTTTTACTGCAACAGTTAATTCGAAGACATACACTTTCCAAACAAGAGAAACGCTTCTTACTAGTAAAAACGGTACGCTTTACACATTTAATTTAAACGGCAGTGAAGATATTCGTATAGTAGAAGGCGTTTCAACGTCAAAGATTTTTATTGCCGGACCATCTTCTGAAAACGATGTGTATATTATACCAGACACAAACTTAGATCTAAACACAGTTAATGTGAAAGTATATCCTACTGCTGCTTCTGCTGCATTTACAACCTACACGAATGTTAATGACGCGACTACAATAAACGAGTCTTCGACTATCTACGCGCTTCGAGAAGCTCCTAATGGATTTTTTGAACTTACTTTCAGCAATGGTTCTTCTCTAGGTCAAACACCAGCTGCAGGAAATAAAATTGAAGTTGAGTATCTTGCTGTTAATGGTCGCGAAGCAAACGGTGCTATCGTTTTTGATCCAAACACTCAGTTTGAAGGTGAAGACTTAACCGTTGTTACAGTGGCTAACTCTTCTGCTGGTTCTGAAAAAGAATCTATCGATTCTATTCGCCAAAACGCTCCTTTCTTATGGGGCAGTCAGAATCGTATGGTTACATCATCAGACTACTCAACGCTTATATTAAGAAAGTATTCTTCGCTTATTGACGATATACAATCTTGGGGTGGAGAAGATAATATTCCTGCTAATTATGGGAATGTTTATATTTCAATTAAATATAAAGAAGGCGTTCTTCCTTCAATTATTACTCAGAATAGAAAAGACATTGAAGAATTAGCGCAGAATTTATCTATTGCTTCCTTTAATATTGTGTTTGTTGATCCTGTCGAAACGTTTATTCAAATTCAAAATATTTTCCAATTCAACCCTAAACTTACGTCATTGAGCAGCACTGCTGCAGAGGCTGCAGCAAAGACAGCAATTAGTAATTATTTCTCTGCTAATCTTGGTGGTTTTAATCAGTCGTTTAGAAGATCGAACATGCTCACTGATATTGACGAAACAGATCCTTCAATTCTTTCAAGCAGAGCAGAAGTCCTTATGCAACAAAGATTGACGCCTGGAGTTAACATTGCAATTCCAACTGAGTATTCTTTACAATTCCCTGCAGCAATTTCTGGGACATCGAATGATGACTACATAATTACAAGTTCTGTATTTAATTTTAATCTTAAAACATGTTCATTAAGAAACCTTCTTGGCACCAATGTAATTCAAATTATATCTGATACAAACCAAGTTGTTGTTAACAATGTTGGGCAATATGACGCGAGTTCTGGATTGGTTACTTTAAACGGGTTCGCTCCAACTTCTATTCCAGGATCTACGTTTATACGTATTCTTGCTAAACCAGCGAATCAAGGTTCTATCACACCATTAAGAAACAATATTTTAACCTTTGACGATGTCAGTTCAACTTCCCGAGCTGTTTTTACGACATCAACATAAATAGAGAAAAAAGAGAAGATAAATGACGGCGAAAGTAACAAACAGCCTAAAACAAACTCTAGGAAAATTGCTTGAGACAAGCATTGATAGTGATGACACAGAGTTTTATTATATAGCTCTCGGTAAAAGCTTACAGTGGGATCCTTCTGATACACCTCCTGTTATAGATGATTCTGATGTATCTTCATTGGCGTTTCAGCGGAAAGTAAGACATGGGCTCCAGTCATATAAAGCTATTTCTGGATCTAACATGATTATTGATCGTGTTACTTGGACATCTGGGCTTTACTATGCATATGACGACCAGAAAACAAATCAATTAACAAACCATTATGTTGTTAATTCTTTAGGTCAAGTCTTTATTTGTCTTGAGCAGGGAAAAGACGCTTCGGGAAATGCAATTTCTTCAACCGTAGAACCGACTGCAGCATTAAGAATAAATCATCAGACTTCTCGACCGAATGGTATCGGTAAGAATAATGGCAACTTTTCGTTCAGAACTTCTGACACAGGTGCAGCATCGGGTCAGGGGTATTTGTGGCAGTATCTTTACACGCCTTCTCCTAATGACATTAATAATTTTGCTACAAATTCTTTATATCCAGTTAAGAAAGTAACTCCAGCAGTCGGCCTCTTACCTCAAGATAGTGATAATTTAGACTTACAACAAAATTCTATTGGTGGTCAAATCCTTGGTGTTATATTAGACTCAGAAGGTTCTGGTTATACTTCTGCTCCTACAATTACGTTTACTGGTAATGGTTCGGGAGCGTCATTTTTAGCTTCTGTATCTGGAGGGTCTGTTAAAAACGTTTACATGGATTCGGCGTTTGGTTCTTCTGCCCATGGAAGTGGATATGATTATGCTTCAGTCGTGTTTAGTGGAGGTGGCGCGACAACCCAAGCTGCTGGTAGAGCAATTTTAGGACCAAAAAACGGCCCAACAGCCGATCCTGTACAAACATTACGATCAAATAGAATTATGATTCAAGGGTTTTTTATAGACAACGAATCTAATGTTATTTTGACGGAAAACGATTTCCGACAAGTTGCTATTGTCGCTAATCCCAAACAATACGGATCTAATACTCCTTTTACTGGGAATACAGCACAAGCGCTGCAAATATTGAATCTTCAAGCTGGCGCCACTGCGTTTGTTGAGGATGTTTATTTTAAACAAAACGACGCACAAGGTGTCGTTGTACATTGGGACGCTGCCAACAACTATCTTTATTTTTATCAGAATGAAGAAACTGGATTTGGAACATTTGTCAATGGAAACCAAGTCAACGCGTTGACTGGTCTAAACGGCGCAACAAATCCCACTAACGGGAGTGGCGTTGTTGTCTCTTCCGGTGACGCTGTTACTCAACCTAGTGTTGATCGGTATTCTGGAGATATACTATATATTCATAATCAAACAGATGTTTCTAGAGCAATCAACCAAACAGAAGACGTTAAATTAATTATCAGTTTTTAGGATAGAAAATGCCAAACACATTTAATTCAAGCACCTTATCTGGAACGTATAAAGACGATTGGAATGATGACGATGGTTACCATCAAATATTGTTTAACAGTGGTCGCGCGTTGCAAGCCAGAGAATTAACTCAACTACAGACAATTATCCAAGAAGAAATTTCTAGGCACGGTAAAAATGTCTTTAAAGAAGGATCACGGGTTTCTGCTGGCGGCATCACTATCGACAATCAGATTCGATATGTGAAAATATCGACTGTCGGCGGCGGCACTTTTGCTGACATTCCTGTCGGAACTTTGTTGACTGGTAGTGCCAGTGGTTATACTGCTCGGGTTTTAAGCGTTAAAGCAGCTGGTGTAGATGGCTATACAACTGATACTTTATACTTGCGATATGTGGGAGCAAACACAGTTTCTCCTGCAGGATCGACTGCTCTGTTTATAAACACAGAAACATTAACAGGTGGTGGTTACACACTCACTGTCGAAAATCTTTCTGATTCGGTTGGCGTTGGTACAAAGATAACTGTTGCGGAAGGTGACTGGTTTGTATTAGGCCGTTTTGTTCACGCGCCAACACAAGAATTATTTGTGTCGCCCTATACACAAACAGTAAACGCTGAGATTGTTTATGAAGTAGTTGAAGATGTTGTTACGGTTAATGACACAACAGCGCTTTATGACAATGCAGGCGGATCACCTAACTTAGCTTCTCCTGGAGCAGATCGATACCGCATTCGTCTAACTCTTAAAAACCAAACAGACGTAACCGTTGGCGCTACTCAGTGTTATATCTGTTCGGTCGAAAATTCTACAATTACCAAACAAGCGTCAACTCTTGAAAGTTATAATAAAATAAATGAATTGCTTGCATTAAGAACTAGCGAAGAGTCTGGTAATTACATTGTCAATCCATTTAGCGTTCATTTTAGAGACGATGTTGTTGGAGACTCGAATTTAGATCTTATTATCTCGCCAGGAACTGCTTATATTAACGGGTATCGGGTTTCTAACAAATACCCAGTTAAATTGTCTGTGCCTAGATCATCACAAACAAATTTTGTCGATAATCAGGCAATACCTGTTAAATGGGGAAGTTACGTTCTCTCAGACTCAAGCGCCGGAGCGAATTTAGGTGCCGATCTGGGCAACGGTATCGAATTAAATCCTTTAGTAATCAAAGACGGTTTTGGTTTTACAGGAACTACCATAGGTACTTGTAGTATTAAAGCGGTCGAAAATACGCCTGATGGTAGAGTAAGACTTTATCTTACCGGCGTCAATGTGGCTGGTGACGATTTCAGATCCGCGCGTTCAATAGGCGGTCCTGTTGAAGGACATTGGAACATCGATGTTGAAGGTCAAGATGCAGTCATCAAAGAGGCTTCTGTTAGCAGTTTCTTTTTGCCTGTTCCTCGCCCTCGTCCTCAAAATATAACCGATATTAATCTTACTGTTCAGAGAAAATTTGTTTCTCTTGCTGCTAATGGTAGTGGACAAATAACAATCACAGGTTTATCCGCACAGCAAACTTTCGTCAATACAGACAAATGGGTTTTAGGCGCTGATGACGCGACGGAGTCTTTTATAGTAAATCCGACAATTATATCTAACAGTGGTACTTCGGTTGTAATTGGCAACTTAACCGTTGGTAAAATCTATGAAGTTTATGCCTATGTTAATATACCTTCAGGTTCAGCAAAAACTAAAACTATCGCTTCGACAACTGTAACAAGTACATTAACAACTGACGCTGTTACAGGTAAATATCTAGACCTTGGTGTTACAGACATCATAGAAATGACTAGTGTAAAAATTAATAATGCAGGCGGAGAAGATATATCTTCTAGTTTTATTCTAGATAACGGTCAGAGAGACGACCGTTATTTAGTTGGGCGGCTCTATCTAAAGAAAGGGATTGCTGACCCAGGAACTGTTTATGCTGCATTTAATTACTATCAACATAGTGGTACAGGTAATTTTTATGACGCTACTTCATATCCAGATGATTATGAAAACATTCCAAAATACAGAAAAATAAACGGTGAAATTATTTCTCTTCGTAATTTTTTAGATTTTAGACCAGACTATATTAATTTCTTTACGGTTGGGTTTGGCGGAGACGGTAATATAGAATTACCGAGAAGCGGTGATATTATTAGCGCAGACGTTCGATATTACACGCCTCGCGCAGACAAATTATTACTAACACAAGAAGGCGATTTTAAATTGTTAATGGGCGTGCAATCTGAAAACCCTCAGTTTAAAGAAACCCCAGAAAACTCTCTTGAATTGTATAAAATAATCTTAAACGGATACACAGACGGTCCAAAAGACCTTACTGCTACGCCAATTGAGCACAAACGATATACGATGAAAGATATCAACAAGCTCGAACTGCAGCTTAATAGTTTTCAAGAAGAAACACGGTTATCATTACTTGAACTAGAAGCTAAATTAGACACAATGTTTGACTCTGCTGGCATCGAAAGGATAGTCTCAGGTATTTTAGTAGACGATTTTGACGATCAGTCACAAACAGACACCGAACACGTAGATCATACTGCGGCGTTGGATCCAGAAAGTAGAGCCGTTCGAGCAGGATTTGATGCAAATAATATTCGTTTGATTTATGATTCTGCGTCTTCTTCTGGTATTAAACCTACTAATACAACAGGCGACTTAATAACTTTAGATTTTGTTGATGAGGAATGGCAAAAACAAGAACTTGCTTCAAGAGTTCAAAAGGTTAATCCTTCTGGTGTGGTTCGAAACATTGGTTGCTTAATGCTTTCTCCTTCGAGCGATGAATGGAAGGATCAAAATTCAAAAACAAACTATGCTGTTCCTGGAACAACTTCTATTGACACCCAACAAGCATATCTTTGGAATGAATGGCAATGGAACTGGGCTGGTCGTGCTGCTGAAAACTTTGACATCGGTGCATTTTGCGACTATAAACAAGATACACCTTATGGCGCAAGCAGTCGAAATCAATTAGCTTCGGGTGATGTTTACAGCACACAAAGCGGGACAAACGGTAACAGCAGAAACTCTGTTTCTCGAGTATTGTCTAATGATACTATTAGAGAAACTGTTGGTAATGTTACTGTAGACATTGCTCTTATTCCTTGGATTAGATCTCGTAAAATCTTCTTTAAAGCTCAAGGTCTCAAGCCTAATACCAAATTTTCGGCTTTCTTTGATGGAGTTAATGTTGAAGATTGGGTTCGAACTGAAGGGGCCTTTACTCGATGGGGTCAAAGAAATGAAGAAGAGTATGGGCAAATAGACACGTCTCAGTACACGCAACATCCAGACGGAAAAACTGAACTTACTTCAGACGCTGATGGAAAGATTATCGGTTCATTCTTCATACCTAACTTTAGACCTACAACACAAACTGTAGAAAACATAGCGACTACTTCCAATGAAAGTTCTTCTGGTTTACGGTTTAGAACAGGTATTCGTGAATTTAAGCTCCTTGACGTCACAAGCACTGATATTACCGAAGCAGGATCTAGCGCTTCTTCTTACTATGCAGCAAAGGGTGTGTTAGAAACAACGACAACGACAAACATCGTGTCAACAAGAATCCCTTGGGCGGCTTGGTCTGTTCCATCAGTTAATGCGTTTGGCGTTGGTTCTGTATACAACCAAAGGGCATTACAGAGTTATCTAGATGGCATCTCTACTAGTGACATAGTATTACAGGAGCCCCATGTTTCTGGTAGTTGGACAGACGGAGACCCTGCTGTTGATCCAGGCGATTATGTTGGACAAGAATCAAAAATTCTTTCTGATTATATCGGTATTGACCAGAGTCAATATTTTAATTCAACTTCAAGCATTGCGACGCCTCTGCTACAAAATCCTTTAGCACAATCGTTTAAAGTCGACAATCAATTTGGTCTTACATTACGTCAGGTTAAATTGTTTTTTTCTAGTAAAGATAACAGTTTACCCGTGCATATACAAATTCGACCAATGGAAAACGGTGCTCCTTCGATCTTAAATATTGTACCAAGTTCTTGTTCTTTTAAAAATTCTAACGAAGTAAACGTAACGCCTTACATAGAAGGCAGCACATTGTTAACTGACGTTCAGGCAGCACCAACAGTGTTTACGTTTGAAGAGCCAGTGTATCTAAAACCTTGGACAGAATATGCTATTATAGTTTCTTCTGAATCTCCTGACTACGAAGTCTATACCGCGAAGTCTCTCGAGTATATCCTCGGTGCAGGTGGTTCGCAGAGAATTACATCACAACCTGCTCCTGGAGCGTTATTCTTGCCACAAAACAGCACAGAATGGCTACCATCAAAAGATATGGATTTGATGTATACTTTAGTTAGAGCCAAATTTAACACTAATGGATCAGCAATATTCCACAATGCTTCTGTTCCTGGAAAACTTTTAAACCCTAATCCAATTTTAGTAACAAATGCGTCTTCGGATATATACATTCGAAATACGAATCATGGTTTAGACTCTTCGCAAGGCGACACTGTTATTATTTCTGGTCTTGACAACGCAACGTTATATGGCGGAATATCAGGAGGAAATATTAATGGAACTCGAGCAGTCAAACATTATGATATTGACGGCTTTGTTGTTACTGCCGGAGCAGCTGCTACTTTTAGTGGATATGTTGGAGGCAATTCGGTAGTTTCCTCAAGAAACGTACAATTCAGTTTAGTCAATCCTACTGTAGCCAGTTTGGTGCCGTCAGGAACTTCAATTGATGTTAGCGCTAAATTTACGACTGGACGTTCTGTGTCAGGAAACGAGACGAAATATCAAAAGGATACCACATACTCTCGTATTACTCCTGGAATAAACACAGAATATTCTTCTCCTAGAATTATCGCTAACAATACACTAGAAGCTGCGAATCTTAGCGGCGCAAAATCTGCTGATGTTAAAATAAACCTTCTTTCTTCAAATGATTATGTCTCGCCGTTTATTGACCTTGAAAGAATTTCGTTAACATTAGTTCAAAATAATATTGACGATATTAATGCTCGTCCTCCAGTTAATGAAAGAGATGAAACCGACCCTTGGATGGCTTCAAACGGTGGATCGCGACACATTACAACTCCGATCTCATTAGCAGATGACGCCGTTGGCGCTAAAGTTTCTTTTGATTTAAATATACCTGCGGATAACACTTCTTTTGATTTATATTATAGGACAGCAGTTTCAAATTCAGACATTCTCGAACAAGTTTGGATACCTGCGCCAACAGTAGGAACAGTACCGCCTGTATCAGGTAACGAAAATCAGTATATACCTTATGAATCAATAATTGGTGGGCAAAATGGTTTATTGGAACCGTTTAACCAGTTTCAGACTAAAATTGTGTTTACATCATCAAACGCGGCTTTCTCTCCAACGTTGAGAAACTTTAAGTCTAAATTTCTGGCCACATAAATATGAATAGCAGATATATTCCTGTTGAGGGTCACCATGGGTTTGTTCGAGACACTTCAACAGGAGCTGTTTTAAACACGAACCATAGTGCAATTGAACAAGCTAGACAAAACAAAAAGAAACGGTTAGAGCAAAAAAAACAACAAGAAAACTTGTCCAAACGCGTCGACTCTATTGAAGAGGATATAAGTTCAATCAAGTTTCTTTTAGAAAGTATTTCACAAAGGCTTAATAATGGCTCATGATGGATTTATAGATAAAGGCCGTAGAGATTTAAATCTCTTAGAACCTCGCATTGAAGAAGTACTTCCTCAGTATTTTACGACTCAGTATCCGAAATTTATTTCTCTTCTCGAAAGATATTATGAGTTTGAAAAAGATTCTGCGAGCCCAACGGAACTTATTGGTCATCTTTTCGAAAGTCGAGATATAAACCAAACAGACCTTTCATTACTGTCTTTTATCGAAGACGAATTACTTCTGGGCAGTAATTATTCAGAAGGTTTTTTAGATAAACGCGCAGCTGCTAATTTCTCAAGCCAAATTTTTAGAGCAAAGGGAACAAAATATTCAATTGAGTGGTTTTTTCGCGCGTTTTTTGGCATTGATCCTGAGATATTCTATCCTAAAAAAAATGTGTTCTTGTTAGCAGGCGTAGACTCAGACACTCTTGATAGTAAAATTGGAGCAGGGTATGAAAAATTTATTACCAATGATAAACTCTATCAGACTTTTGCGTTACAAATAAAATCTGAGCTTGGAGTAGAGGAATGGGAGAACATTTATAAATTGTTCGTTCACCCTGCAGGAATGTACTTAGGTTCGAGATATGTTATCAATGCAGAAGCAGAATTAAATGGTTTAGATTCTGATATTGTTAACAATTTAATTTCTTCATCACCTTCTGCTGAATTTACACTTTCTGCAGATAATACGGGCCCAANTGAAAATGATGTAGTTACATTTACTGTTGGTGGTAGTAATATTCCTTCTCAATATTATTATTGGTATGTTGATCTAGGTAACATCAACCCAGACGATATTGTGCAGCCTTACCCCACAATAAACAACAGAGAGCCTATTCTTGTTACTGCTAACTCTGCTACGTTTGACCTTACTATTGGATTTCAATCTGAACAAGAAGCCTCAAAAAATTTCACCGTTATTCTTTCTGACGAACCTTTTACTGGAGCCGTCAATGGAGCAAGGGGAACTTTAGCGTCTCGATTAATCGCAATTAATGATGTTGCTTATAATGTCTCTACTACTGGCGGCAGTGTCAACGCCGCAAATGCAAACCAAGACGCTACTGTCGTTGAAGGTAATTTTATTACTTTTAATATTTCAGCAATCGGCGGATCTTTTATCCCTGATACTCCTATCTTTATGTATTCTAATGCGCCATCGGCGTTTACTTCTATAGACAGTGACGATTTACCAATTGTTAATCATGACATATTAAGTGGTAAACGAAGACAGGTTTTCATTAGCGGCGGTACAGGAAGCACCAGTATTTCTTTTTTGAAAAATATCGACGCAACAGGAGACGGTCAAACAGAATCTTTTATTATTGGATTTGAAGACGATCAAGGAAGAAACCTTCTTAGTTATGCCACAGATCAAGGATTGCGCGTAAACGTATCACCAAATTTACCTTCAGTTTATACTATTTCTGCCACACCTGTTTCGCCATCAGAAGGAATTTCTGGTACTGCAGTTTCATTCAACGTAACTGGTACCAATTTAGAACAAGGAGATAGCTCAACATATATTGGAATTGTATATGAGGGTACTACTACAGACGCTGATTTTGAGACAGTACCACCAGGAAATGGCGCAACACCTCGAGAATTGGTTACTTTAGTAAGCGTTGATGGTGGTCTTACTGGCGCTGCAAATGCAACAGATCTAATTACTGTAAAGCAAGACGCTACAGTAGAAACCAATCAAGATTTTAGAGCAAATCTATATGATGCTCTT